TCGCGTGACTTGACTGAGCGGGAGGTGGCCTCTTCAGGGTGGACTCCGGGCCCCCTCCCCTTAGTCGCCAATCAAGGAGACGAATATGAATCTCGACGATTACATCACTTGGAAGCAACTCTTATCAGAGTGGAACGTTTGCCAGCGCACAATCTACCGTTGGCAAGCCAAGGCGAACTTCCCTCGCGCTTTCAGGACGCCCATGGGATGGGTTTTCTCGAAAAAGAGAATCACTGACTGGATGAAAGAACGCGAACGCATTGCTCGCAACAACGTTGGACACGAAGGTAAAGCGAATGTGGCTTGTAGATGACATTGTTGAAGAAGTGTGCGCTTTGGCAAGGCCAAAATCGAGAATCGAAGTTTCTCACGAGGGCGGTCGGGTAAAGATCAATGTCAGAAAAGATCTAGTCACGATGCAAATGGACCTCTCTCCAGAGGAGTCACTCAAGCTCGCAATCGCTATCGCAACACACGCAAAGAAAGCGCAAGGATAGGGAGAAACAACGATGGAAAAGATTGAGACTCGTGCCATCTTCGAGTACAGCGCCGATGAGGTGCAGGTTGAGTTCGTAAATCGCGATGTGATTGAGTACCACCTAACGCTCTCGATTGATGAAGCGGAGGTGTTCGGAAATATGTATATGCGATACGTTGAGGCGGCAAAAAAACTACGCCACTATGAAGAAGTGTGTAGAGGAATTTCTCAACGCGATTGACCCAGAAATCGACACAAGCGAGTTAGTAGAAAAGTTAAAGATGTTCAAAACAAACTCGGTCAAGTTGAAGGAGGAAAAGAAGAATGCGAGTTGAAAAGAGAGGGAGTGTCAGGTGTTTCATCTTGAACTTCTGTGGCGAAGTGGACGCGATGCAAATTGCCATAGCAATTACGAATCAGGTTCGACGTGTGCAGATAGAAAAATTTGCGAGGAGGAGAGATTAAATGGCAAGTGTGAATAAAGTTATTTTAGTGGCGACGCTGGGCAAAGACCCGGACGTGCGACAGACTCAGAACGGGAATGCAATCTGCAACCTGAGCGCTGCGACTTCTCGGAAGTACAAAGACGCTCATGGTGAGTACCAGGAAGAAACCGAATGGCATCGTATCAGCCTCTTTGGGAGGATGGCCGAGTTAGCAGGGCAGTATCTGAGCAAGGGTTCTTCCGTCTATATCGAAGGCCGCCTGCACACGCGCAAGTACACCGACAAGGAAGGCATTGATCGTTATGTTACTGAGATCATCGGCGAGAGCATGCAGTTTTTAGACAAGAAGCCTGCAACCGTGCGCTCAACTAACGTGCGTAAACCAAGTCCGGCACCGGAGGAAGATTGCCCTTTTTAAATCTGTGGAGATGACGCCTATGAAATGACACAATCAGGCAGACAAAAGAGCAGCGGATTTTCGGAATGCGTCTTGTTGGGTACGCTCTGGTGAAGCAAGAAGAGGACGGAGACTAATTATATGGAAACAATAGCAAAGGAAATGGCCGAAAAAGCCATGGCCGGAAAAGACTTTGATAGAGATTTCTACATTGAATATCTCAGAAAACTCTATGAATTCATGGATTCAAAGGCATGTGAAAACTTATATGTGCAACATAAAAAACTACCGGGTGAACTCATTAACTATTGCAGAATGCTCACGTTTGAAGACAAATCTCTTCTTCTGTGTTATTTCGTCGAGGAAGAAGTTCCTATCGCTTTCAGATCGTTCACAAGGGATTAGATGTCGGTCGCCTGTGTATCGGGGCTTTTCTATATGTGCATTTTTTGCACATACGACATCTAGTGTACGAGGGTAGCTAGCGCGTCTTTTTCTCTTGCGATTCTTCCAGCCAACTCACTGCCCTCGCTAAGAAGTCCCGCACCCTCGCTGAGAAAGCGTCTGCACTGGGCGTACTCGGCTCGGTAAGAGCGGTCGGTATCTGTATCGGCTCGCTCGGAGATACGAGCGTTTGCGACGCGCAGCCTGTTAAGCAAAGAATCACGCTCGACGCGAGCATCGTCAGCACGATGATTCGCAAGAACCAGTTTGCTAGTCGCTTCAGATAATCGTCTCTCATAGTCCTTCCCCTGTTCTTTGATTGCTAATGCCGTTTGCTCGCGCTCAGTCGCAATCTGCGCCTCGTAGCGCGCCTTGGTGAGCCAATGGGTCGTGTACGCCGACACGAGGCATAGGACGACGATTAGCGCCGTCCGTGAATTTGTTTTAAGTAGTGCGAGGATATTTAAAAGCGTGCTCATGCTTCCGTCCTCAAGAAAAGTTTCGCCTCTTTCTCTCTGCGAGTTTTAACCCCTGGAATAACTTTCTTGTCAGGCCCGTGGCAGATATCAAGAAACTCATGAGCAGCTTTGTCTTCCTGACCGGCATTGAGATAGTGCAAAAGTTTCGGCGCTTTGCGTCTCAGGTCGCCGACGTTAAATGACAGCGAGACAAGCGCGATAAATTGCCACTTGGTCACGGGCGCTTTGATGTACGAAGACATACGCCCAGCGCAGTCAATCACGTCGGCGCGGAGCAATTCCTCGGCGTGTGCCTGGCTAATCGTCATGCCCTCAGTCACGCCTGCCGTGTGGCCGTAGCCGATTGTCCAGCGCCCCGCAGAGCACTGGTACGCTTTGAGCCGACATCCTTCGAAATTTCGGATAAAGTCAATTGCAATTGACGGGTTATATGAAGAAAAAGGGTTATAAGTGGCCATTTATGTCTCCTAACTTAGTATCTACGAGCGAGCCCTCGCGTCTTTAACTCGGTGAGAAAATTTTGAATCTGCTCCGGAATTAGCCCCGGATGGACCCTGCCGAGGTTTTCAATAATCGAAAGCATTTCATTGAGCCCAAAGGCCCCGATGAATGCGGACTGAATAATCGTCAGTCCGATGATGACGTCTAAACCGTGAGCAAGCGCACAGAGCCAGAGAATCAGAAATTTTTTGATGATTCCGTTCAAGCCTTTCTTACTGCTGTATTCGCCCATCCTCAGCGCACGGTAGACGCCTGAGACGTAGTCGCTCGCCATGATTGTCAGAAACCATGCCATAGCAAGATGCACGTCCCCAAAAGCCATGCCCCACATCCAGCCAAGCACGCCGCCTATTGCGAGCACAAACCGCTCAAAATAGGACGGTATTAACTCCGTCAAAATCTCAGAAAGCATGGCAAAACCCCTCGTTTTGTAACTTGCAAGGATTTTGGCCAACGAGTCACTCGATATGCGCACACCCATAAAAATGGCCCAAGGAATGTCCTGTCCTCGGGCCGTGTGGTTCCCTTTCCAAATGTCTCTGTTACGCAGTTTCTTTACAGCACTGGTGCGCGTACCAAATTGCCTTCCAACAATCCTTGATTTCTTCAACATCAACAGAGCTGATGTTGTCCTCGTCAAGGATTTCATCGATGCGATCAAGCAGCGCTTCCTCTGTCTGCTCTTTGCGCAACTTACGTAAGTCCTTCATATCCATTTTTAGAGTCTCCCGTTAAGAGTCAGAGTATTTTCTTGCCATTTCAAAAAGGGCATCGATGTCCGTGCTATCAAACGTAACGCCGTACATTGTCACCTTGCCTCCGGCCTTCCCAAGCGCTTCAATCGCCGAGTTACGTGCTGTATCAAGGTCAATTGAGCCTTCAGCATCTACAACACCAAGACTTTTGAGAAGGGGACTTTCTGCCATGCTCTTGGCGCTCCGCGACACATACGGCACGAGGAATCCAAAACCGAATTGCGCAGCGGAAGTCGGTGCTTTAGCCACCACCCTGGTAAGTAGGAACTCAGAGACAATTTCCGGAATCTTGTTCGTTCGCAGTTTCATGATGCCCTCTCCTTACATTAACTGCCGGCGCCCGTTGTAGTCTTCGTGACCGGAGTCACTTCAACTCCGCCCCAGCCGGGGCAGCAAGCACTGTTCGGGACCACGACTTTCGTGATGCTCGACACGGTGTTCTGCAAGCAAGTAATTGCCGCAGAGTTCGCAGCAATGCCCTGATTGGCAGTCGCAGCAACGAGATCGATTTTCCCTGCCGTCTGCGCTTCACGAACGCGCATATCAGCAATCGTCCGAGCGATTTCCTCGAAGCGAGCGTTAGTTTTCGCGTCCGATTCGCGTGCGGCCTTGAACACCTCGATTCCGACCTTATCGGAATACTTTTCAGCGTTCAATTCAGCAATTTTGCTATTGAGGGAATCGATGTAAGCGTTCGTGTTTCCACCGCCAAGGATTCCACCAAGGCCTCCTCCGAGACCACCGTTATTTAAGAGGGCTACAGAAAGACCTGCGATTCCGAGGCCCAGGGCGGACCCAGCCACACCTTTAGAGGCAAATTCAGCCATGATTTTCTCCTAAAAAAAGAAGAAAAACTCAGAGGTTTTTAGTGAAGCTCGGTTGGCTTTTTTGAAGGCTCAGAGGCCTGGATTGGGGATTCCCGTTCGGGTTTTCCTGATGGGAGGTAGTTGAAGGTTACAGTCGTTTTACATCGAGTGCACACTATTGTTATCGCTGTTTTCAGATCTTCAGCATCGAATAGTCTCTTGTTACATCGCGGACATCTGTATGTTTGCATTTTCCTTTCTCTCCTGAAAATAGGAGAAGTTAATAGATAAATTCCGTTATGTTTCAGGGAAAATACTAGTCCTTATTTTTCAAAGAGAAAATGTGGATTGTGCCTAAGTAATTGCGCAATATGACATATTTTAACAGGAGAGAAAATGTTGCAAGATTTCTAATGAGCCGCTCTATCGGGAAACCCTAACTAACCACGGGTAAGAACCATGACATCTCGCTGACAATAGGTAAAATATGCGCGTTGAAATTCGGGAGATGGAGAAATGGAAATACTTGTAGTAATAGGAGCGGCCGTTGTCCTTTTTGTTTTCTTGTTCAGTTTTGGCAACGCAAAACGGCAAGTTAGCATCGAAAAAGAGATTGACAATATCACTTCCCATTTGGAAAACGTTGGAGACAAAGCTTCTCAGATGATGGTTAACAAGACCAGAAGACGGGCTCTACAGTCTCTTCATTCAAATAGACAGGACCGAGTTGAAGTTATCAACCTATCAAAAAGGCTTGGCACAAAAGCAGCTGGGCAGATGCTTTTTGCACACGCATTAAAAGAACAGATATTTCAGGATTCTTTGCTAAATGGGCTAGCGCTAGAGGATTCTCTAAGAATCATGGCTTTCATGCATTTTTTTAATAGTTATCTCGCTCAGGCCGGCAATCTTCCGAGTGACATCATTACGAATATCAATGCTGATATCACAAGCACAATACCTGCTTCTCATTTTCAGGACATGAAAATGTCCGCTGACAAGGTTGGAATCTAGTCCCAGAAAAACGGCGCCCCTTAGTCGAGGGGCTTGTTGCTATAGACGAATCAGAAGGAACCGGAGCAATCCATATTGTTGCCGTTATTACTGTTTCTCCAGTCTGTACGTGCAGTGCTAAACGTTCGAGAGCCAAACGAAAACGTAGCATTGGAAATGAAGTAATACTTCCCGTCATTGTGCCTTTCGTAGGGAATCCACCACATAAAGCTCTGTCTATATTTGTTATAAGACCATGAGCCAAGTCTTGTCGTCCCGTTGCTTACCGACGTGTTGAACGTAATTGCCGTCGTGAAATCTTCATCCAGGTCATCCCGGTCTTGCGCGTATGCACGGTATTGAAAGTAGGCAGAGCCGTTCACATTCATTTTTTGACCGGAAGGCAATCCAGATACAACAATGTCAATATATATAAACTCTGACCGCCAACGGCACTGAATCGCAAAGTTTATTTTTGCTAGGTTCTTGCCGCAAAGTTTAGTTCTCACATCGCTCCCGTCAGAAACTTGAAATCCCGTGTTTGCGCTTATCGCCGAACCGTCGCTGACGTTGAGGAATTTCTGACCGATGTCTTGTCCGTCATTGGCGTAGATGTACAGGAGTTGATTACCCCCCCCCTTGCTCAAAAATGGATTCAAAATCAGTGCCCGAGCTGTTGAGCAAGCCTGTAGACATTCTCTTCTCTCCTATATCGAATTCCTAAACCGACAATGATGCACGCCAAAAGGACGCGCACCACCCCGAAGTTTGACCAGAGCGTTAGAACGCCAACCGAGGCGAACACGCCCCAAAAGACACACAAGAAACACGCCGTAATCGTGCCGACTTTCTTGCCGTGCATTCGATGCATCGCCACGGCAATTGAGTCGATTGTTGACGTCGTAACCCCCAACACAGCAATCAACAGGCAGATGTAGCCAATGCTGTTCAAATGGTAGTGCGCAAGCGTGTAAACAAGCGACAGGTAAACAGCAAACATTACTGAAGCGCATTCGAATGCATACCCGTTTCCGTTCTTCTTCGCCCGCTGCCAATGTTGAATATCAGTGATGATGCCGCTCATGAGAATACAAGCAGACCAAGCGCCCCACATTAAATCTGAATTCTCGCTACTCGGAATGACGTAGCGCGGTACGTCACAATAACTGCTCGTACCGATACCAACAGCCAAAGCAATGAGCGTCATCGCCCCTTGGTAATTGTCCGTCAGGATGCTCATGTCAAGTCCCTTGCGATACATTGCAAGAATGAACACAAGGCCGATTGCCGTAACAAGTCCATAACTCAATACCGGAGATACTCCAAGACTCCTCATCACATCGTCAATTACTTTTAATTGCACGATAAGGCAGAATGCCTGAATGAGAAGCGCAAGCCATTTGACGTAGGGCTTCTCCAATACCTCTTCTCGTATAAGTCCTTTTCTCCAAAGAATGGAGAAGAAGACGAGCGTTAGACAATTGGCAGACGCCCACGTGAGAAAAGCCCCGAAGCCTTTCTGTTGGGCGATCTGCATTCCGATGATTAAAGATGTGCCCCAAGCCCACGAGATGGCGATTGAAGCACCGATATACATACTTCTAAGCAAAGGGATTCTTCCTGAAAAGGTTGCCGACAGTGATAGCCAAATCATGGAAAGAGGCACCATTAGTCGAACGGTATGCCTTCCATCCCTCATCAGTGATGATGAGCAGCTTGTCGCGAACCGGCGGTTTTACATTACGTCCCCACGAGTTCTCTTTGCCCTTCTTTTGCAGGTAGTCGGCGTCTTTCGTGTAATCATAGATATATTCTTTGAACGCACGTTTGTAGTACCGGACTTCCTTATTCACATTCCGCTCGCGCAGACCGTCGAACCGGCCGATTGCCCAATTACAGAACGGCTGATGGTCGAAAAAGGCAATGCCCTTGCCCTGATTTACAGAGCCAAACAAATCAAATTTCAACCCATCACGCACTAAGGTCCACTTGATGGCGAAATTTACCAGCCATGCGAATTCGCAAAACTGCTCAATCTTGACCCCTAATTTCGTCCCCAACTCATTGATGCGCGCATCAACCGTATCCAAAGCAGACTGAGCGAGAATCCCACCGGGATGCGAACGCTTCCAATGCCACAAAACCCCCTCCTGCACGGAGCAGTTATACGTGCCGAGGTTGCGTAGGTGCACGTTCGAGCCGAAAAGTTGGTCGGCGCACCACCCAGTCACGATAGCCGAAGAAGGGATTGTCCGCATATCAGTAGGCACTTTGTCGGACACCGTATGCGGGAGCTTCTTCACGACATTTTCAAAGAACCATGGATATTCTTCGATTGAGTCCTTAGAGCAAAGGACCTTAACGTTCTTCGCGCCGTTCTTCAACAAAGCGCAAATAATCGTCGTCGAATCAACACCCCCGCTCCATAGGACGACTATCGGCTTAGAGGCGTCACCGTCGTACTGCTGAATAACAGACGTAGCGTGAGCATCAAGAAGTTCGACCATCGGGGTTGTAATCGGCGTTGGGACAGGGTCGGAGCCTGATGCCCAACGGACATTCGAGTACTTATTTAATACATCGAACCGGTCCCGAAGTTGGCGATTAACAAGGATACTCGTAATGAGAGTAAGGGAGTCAGTGTCAACAGTCGGAGCGATAGGGAAATATTCTGCACTTAGTAGTTTCATTTGAACCCTCTTAAATACTAAAAGGACCCCGACACTGTCTGTTGGTACCCCCATTTGTTATTCGGCGGGCGAACCTGGGTCGATTTCGCTCCACACCTAAGTTCAGCGAAGAAAGTGTAGAAGCTATCATAAGCATCCCTATGAGCTTCAACCAAGAACGTTTGCACTCCGTTCTTTTCCGAAGTAAATGTCGTCGCAAAATCAGTTCTGTGGTCATAATCAACAAAACCCTCCACGCTAGTGTCATTGTGATTCGACAGCACATATCCATTGACACTCACGCTTTGACCAGATGGAATACCACTCAATGTCAAGTACATCTTAAAGTTATATCCGTAGTAAAACGAGTAAGAGATTATGGCAAGCCCTTTCCCGCACAACTTTGTCTTCACGTCAGCAGAATCGCTCGCTTGAAAACCTGTATTCGCGCCAACTTGAGAGCCTTGCGAAACGTTTAGATACTTTTGTCCGACATCCTGCCCATCCATCGCATAAATACTCAGTAGTTGATTCCCCGTTCCGGCTTCGAACAAATCGTCAAAATCTGTTCCAGCAACACTCTTCAAGTTAGTGGTCATTCTCACTCCTACTGAGAGACAGTTTCTTCCGTCACTTCGGTTACTTCCGCAGGTTCAACATGCGGCGTTCCATCGTTGTTGAAAATCTGCGGTTGCATCGTCATCTGGTCTACCCACTGGTTGGCTTGGACGTTGTTTAAAAGCGTCGAAGTACCGAGAGTCGCCACGACTTCGCCCATCGCTTGAATCAACTGAGAATAGGATTTCGTTGTCGTGACGGTTGCGTTCAAAGAAATTGTGTATTTGTAAGCCATGGTCGTTTCTCCTTATGAATGTTTGGCTTTGAGTTGTTTAATTTCGGACTTGAGTTGATTGACTTCATCGACAAGCACGGCGACGACCGCGTTGTAGTCAAGAGTCAAGAATCCTTTGTCGTCTTTTGAAACTGCTTCGGGGAGAACCTTCTCGACTTCCTGCGCAATCAAACCGACGTGAAAACCTTTATCGGCGTCAGAAGGTTTTTTGAATTTGTAACGGTAAGCGCTAAGCGAGGACAAGTCCGTGCTCATCTTCGTAATACACGTCTTCTTGCGCTTGTCGGAAGTGGCTTTAACTGTTGCGCCACTCAATACTCCGCTAACAGTTAAAGCTCCTGTAACAGTTAGAGTACCCGAGGCTAATTCGATAATACGAGACGTGTAATCTGCCGTACTGTTTTTAAAGTGGAAATCGAGGAATCCACCATGAGTCGCATTTGAACCCGGAGCAAATTCGATAGCGGCGGGAGATAAAGCCATCTTGTTTGCAAGTGCGCTATTAATAACTTTATTCTGTACAGGATTCGTACTAGAAGAAGACAAAGCCGAATCAACCGTCGGGACGGCAGGTTTATCCGTCAGGTCATTGTACGATCCAGACGTAGCCACAGCCTTTAGTGAGGCCTTCGTTGCATAGGCATCCAGACTCTGGTGCTGTGTTAAATACCCAGCATCGTTCTCAAAAGCGGAAACTTTCGTCGGTGTCTTCCCAATCTCCGTTCCGCCGACAGTTGCGCCGTCATGCAAGCGCAGCGCTTTCTTTTCCGTATCTACGGTTACTTCGCCATCGGCTCCCGTGAATGCATCGTTCTGAGCGGTTGTACCTCTTCGAAGTTGAAGAATTTTAGCCATAATTAAATGCTCCCTAAATCGATTGTGTTAGCCAGTTTCGCTGTCGTGACCGATGCGTCTGCAATAGATGTTAGGTACCCACTATCGTTTGTAAACGCTGAAACTTTCGTAGGTACGGTGGGGATAGTCGGTTTATTTGTTAAGTCTGCGTAACTACCCGAAGTAGCGACTGTAGCCAAAGAAACAGTATCCATCTTCGTAGCCAGTGCCGCTGTAACAACTTTGTTCTGTACGCTGTTGGTAGATGTCGTACTTAAAGTCGAATCAATCTCTGCGCCCTCTGGAATAACAGGCTTATCAGACAAGTCGTTATAAGAACCACTAGTCGCTACCGCAGCCAATGATGCTTTGGTCGCATACGCATCTAACGACTGGTGTGTTGTTAGATACCCAGCATCGTTTGTGAAAGCAGATACGACTGTTGGCACAGTTCGGAATCGTTGCTTGTTCGTCAAATCCGAGTAACTGCCACTCGTTGCCACGGTTGCCAAGGATTCTTTGGTTGCGTAGGCTTCAAGCGATTGGTGCGCTGTCAAATATCCCTTGTCGTTCTCAAACGTTGATACCTTTGTTGGTTTATTGGTTAAATCGTTGTAAGAGCCACTGGTGGCGACAACAGATAAAGACGATGCAAGAGCCTTCGTGTCTAAAGCAGACTGCAAGCCTGTGACATCAGCAATAGCGTGTGTGTGAACAGTAGCTGATGCGCCGATGTTAGAGCGGGCTTGTGTCTTCTGAGCGTCCGTGAGAGACTGCGCTTCGTTGAACTTGACGTGCCCGTTTGCAATCGCTTGCAAGGCTTCAATCGCAGTTTCGTTTTCACCGATTAAATCCGCAAGTTCTTTTAACGTATCGTAAGCCTCACCTGCGCCACCTAAGAGGTCATTCTTCACCGTAGTTGCGGCTGTCGTTATTTCTGTAGCAGTTTTTGACGCAGACCACACATTGCCAGCCGTAGACTTAGTATCGTCAATCTCAGTCTTCTTGGCGATAAGGTCCTTCGCGTTTGCAAGACCTGTGACGAGTTCATTAATCGCACTAACAAGATTACTTTGAGCGGTTGTCGTAAGGTCACTTAGTTCGCCATCGGTTGCCGTTAACTCAAGGCACTTCGCTCGGACTGCAAGGGCAAAGGCAACTAAGTTATCAGCACCAGTTTTGTCATTCGTTGGGTAGGTCATTGTTAAACCCCATTCTTAAAGATGCTTGCATAGTCCGTTGAGATAATCGCTGAGACGTTATCAACTGGCGTAAGGTTTTCTGCCACTGCCTCAATCGCACCAATGTGCAAACTAACTGGATGCACGCAGTCGTCAATATGCTCAGCGACTTTCTTGATATAACCATCGGTTACGGTTGTCACGGCATCGGGAGTATCCGCAACACTTCCCAAATCAAGCGATGTGGCATTGACTCCTTGCAAGTCCTGACCAACGGTGTGCACCTCATCGATGTGCTCTACGATCTCGGTTAAATCATCTGCGTGTGGAGCGACTGCATTAATCGATGTGATGTTGTCTGCAACGGTTTCAACGTCTGCCTTAGACGGAGCAATCGTTTCGATGTACTCGACTTTATCTTGAATCAGGCCTAACTGCTTTGTTCCCTCAGCAGTAACTAGCCCTGTTTGTTTCGTGCCTTCCGCCGTCACAGTCGCTTTCTGCTTTACGGCTTCATCTTGTAACTTCGTTTCAAGTTCGGCTTCGGTACTCTCTAAGCCCTCCACGGCATCTTGCGCTTTCTTAGCGGATGCGGCGGCAGAGGCTGCACTTGTGCCGGCTTGGGCAGCATATGCAGATGCCACTTTCTCGGCAGATTCAGCTGCCTTCTGTAGCGACTCAACAAGCTCCTCCGGCGTCTGGCTAGACGTAACCGGAACCGTGATCGTTCGTCCCAATCGTTCAAGTAATTGCTGAATCAGAATCACGATGCGATCGAGCGCATCATTGATGATTTCCGGCGGAAAACGCGAAAAGTTTGTGAGCTGTGTCGGCTGTGTGTAGTCCAGCGCTGAACCAACGGCTGCGACTTGGCCTTCTGTCAGGGCTGTTGTAAGCGTCACCGTGCCTCCAGGTGTCGTCTCCTGGTCAGCATTCAAAACAACCGTGTAATCAGTACCGTACTCAAGATTCGTAGCCTCGGCAATATCAGACGCGGCCAAAGCGACATAAACGTCCTGGGGCTTATAGACAAGAAATCCGAATGGTAGAGACGTTGTGCCGGCCCCCGTAAACGGCCCAGCAACGCGCTTGATGTATCCGATAGCCATAGCCTGCAAACGCTCCTTTATCAAAAGTTGCAAGCATTTTCCACCGCCAAAGTCAATTCATGCGCACACCCCCTGTGCCCATATCGCATTTTTCGCTTGAAAAAATATCCGCCATGAGTAACAGAGACCCATTTGACCAGGCCGCGCTCGAAGCAGCCATTGCTGAGAAAGCGGAAAAGGATGAGCAAAAGCTCCGGCAAATCCGAAAGTCCATTGCTTATGTAATGGCAACTCCGGAAGGCCGACGGGCTATGGAAATCATTCTAGACATTACAGGACTCAATCAGCCTTCCTTCTCCACAAACGCCCTCACGATGGGCTTTAACGAAGGTCGGCGTTCTGTAGGCCTGAGTCTTCTAAGCCTCTGTGACCCGGTTTCCTATCAATTACTGCTTAAGGAAAGCCATGACAGACGAATTAAACACAACGACGCCGGCTGAAAATTCAAACGATGCCGGCACCCCGAGTGTGCAGAATCCGGCACCTTCCGCTCCGGCACATACTCAGCCGTCCGACAAGACAGCTGCGCCTGCGACAAACCCTGCGACGCTTTTAGATAGCGCCGTCAACAAGGGCCCGGGAGTTGGTGCCAAAGAGGGCTCTGACCAGCAAGACGGTCAGGGCAAAACAGCCGAAGAAGGCGAAGCCCCGGAAGGCGACAAAAAGGATGGTGCCGACAAGCCCTCCGATGAAGGCGCTCCGGAGAAATATGAGGCATTTAAAGCCCCCGAAGGGGTACGGCTTGACGATGCCGTCATGAACCAATTCGGTGAGGTAGCTAAGAAGCTCAATTTAAGCCAAGAGAAGGCGCAGGGAGTAATCGATGAGCTGGCCCCGTTAATGGCCCAGCGACAGGTCGAAACAATCCAAAACGTGTCCAGAGAGTGGGCCGAGAAATCGAAAGCATGTCCGGAAATTGCGGACCACTTGAGCGATATTGCCCGCCTGCGTGACAAGTTCGCCTACGACTCTAACGGAAAGATTGACCCCGACATCGCGGAATTCATGAGTTCCCCTGCCGGAAACCATCCTGGCGTTTTGAAGCTTCTGGCACGAGCCGGGAAAGCATTCGGCGAAGCCGGTTTCCCTCGCGGGAACGCCGGCGGCAAAGAAACTTTCACGGCATCAGATATTTATCACAGTCGATAAAAACCCTTAATTTTGGAGGAATTTAAAATGTCCGACATTATCAAAACTGGGCCGACTTCCCTTGCCGATTTTGAATCTCTCATCTCCGACAAGGATGTTTCCCGCAAGGTGTTTGTTCACACCATCCGTGACTACATGCCCTTTTTCGACCAGGCCGCCTTAATTCCGGGCAACGATGGCAATGGCGACAAAGGCGAAATCGTGACGACATATCCCGAAGGCGAGACCCACGGATACAACCAGGGGTGGAAAGCCGAGACCCCGCAAGGTACGGCTGTTCGCTACACCGGCGAGCGTCGTTCTGATTCCAATAATATTGACTATGACCAGTATATGGACCAGCCTGCCAAGGATCGCGACAATTGGCGTTTCCGTCGTGACCAGGCATTTGCACGTGGCTTTGCACGAGCTATGGTGCGTGACGTCCTATATGGTGACCCGACGAAAGACCCGACCAAGATGCGTGGCTTCTTTAACATCGTCACGCCTGACAATCCGGCTTTTAAAGACCGCATCATCAATGCCAAGGGCACAACTGCAAACAAGCAGACAGAAATCGTTCTTATCGGCTGGGACACAGCCTTTAACTACCTTTTCAAGCCTCAGCATAATGAGGAATCCACCGGTGGTTTTCAGGTCACTACCCACGACGAACCAATTCGCGCTACCAAGATTGGTCCTGATGGTATTAAACGTGAATATTGGCAACTCATCACCGACTTCCGTTGGGATTTGGGCTTAGCCATTTACGACCCGCTTACGGTGGTTCGTATTGCGAACATCGACACAACGAAACTATCGCAGTACAACAATAAATCAGGATCTCCGGACTTGATTTACTACATGACACAGGCTGTTGGAATGTTGCCTGACCAGTACAAAGGTCGGTGTGCGTTCTATATGAATGAGACAATCAGCACCATCTTGCGTCATCAGATCAACAACAAGGCCAACATGCAGCTTACCCTCGATACCATTGCCGGCCGTAAGGTCATCGCGTGGGATGGTATCCCGGTTCACAAGCTCGGTTCGGATGTTCTGACAAACACCAACGCCGTTCTTTCTCTCTCGTAATTAAATGCGGAGGACATGAAAAATGATTTACGACGAATTGCTTTCTTTAGCCGAGAACAAAGGACTCGGCACGGCGGTTGACCTTGGTCAGGAAAAGCCTGGATTGGGTGCTTTAAAGCCCCCGTTCTATGCGCTGCTCTTTACAAAAGACGCAGCGGGAGCCGGCTCTGTGACGTTCAAGATTCAGGACTCGGACGACAATTCCACTTTCACGGACGCGGTTTCGTTCACGCTGACGGCTGGCAAGATTCCGGCAAACATGGCCATTCCGTTGCCCTTGCAGCATAAGCGCTATGTGCGCTTGGCTACGACCGTCACGGCCACGGAGTCCAACACGATTGCAGGCACGCTGGTTAAGGCTGTTTTGCACAATGAATTTGAGCTTGTTCGCAACATCAAGGCCGTCGGTTACGACATCCTTGCGACAATCGACTAATTCACATTTTCCTTAGTTAAAGTAACGCACTGGGGGACCGGTCAAACCGCTCCCCCTTCTTTTTGGAAATGAGAAAATGGCATCCTCAATTGATATCTGCAACATGGCGCTTTCTCTTCTCGGGGATTCCGCCGAAGTCACGTCAATTAATCCACCGGAAGGCGTACAGGCCGGGCACTGTGCCAAATGGTATCCGATTGCATTGCGCACCGTTCTTGAACGCCACGGCTGGTCCTTTGCAACGCTACGTGTCCGCCCGACGGAAATGAGCAACGTTGACGCTCGTCTGTACGGCAAAGACCACGCATTCGCAATCCCGTCCAACTGCCTGAAGATTCTGAACCTTCAATCCTACGAAGACCTTTCCGAGAATCGCCCTGAGCGTTTCTATGCGTATGAAATGGCCATCGTTGATAAGAACGCCAGGCGTGCGCTCTTTACCGACATCAAAGACCCTGTGCTGACGTATATCGTCAACGTTGAAACGCCTGAATTGTTTCCAGGATATTTCATCGATTGCCTTGTTCCACTGTTGGCAACGTATCTATATGGACCTGTCAAACGCGCCGATACAACAAGTCAGGCCGGGCAAAACCTGCTCAAACTCTACGAAAGCGCCCTTTCTCGGGCAAAAAACCTTGATGCAGAATCTTCAATGCATCGCCGAGAGAAGCGCATCCCGAATGTGATTAAATCGCGGGAGGTTTAATAAATGGCTTTCAGACTCTATCAGCAGGCATTCAATGGCGGCGAAATTTCGCCTGAAATGTACGGACGCGCGGCTGACCCAAAGTATCAGGCCGGCCTTGCCAAATGCTCCAATTTCTTAATCGACCCAAGAGGCCCTGCGGTTGCTCGACCCGGCTTCCAGCACGTAAATTCGACTAAGTACGCAGACAAGAAAGCTCGACTGTTGCCATTTACGTTTTCCACAACGCAGGCAATGGTTTTGGAATTCGGCGACAAATACATTCGGTTCCACACGGCAGGCCAGACGCTTTTAAAAGAAGACGGCACGCCGTATGAGGTTGTCTCGCCATATGACGCAGATGATGTTTTCGATATTCACTACGATCAGTCCGGCGACATCATCACGCTCGTGCATCCAAGCTACGCGCCGAGAGAATTGCGTCGCTATGGCCCGACCGATTGGCGTCTTGTTATTCCGTCATTTACAAGCCCACTTTCGCCTCCCAGTGCTCCCAAAGTTGTTCAAAGCATCAATAGCGAGGTGACGAACAAGGAGGACTACACACGAAAGTACGCCGTAACCGCCCTTTACGCCGACGGCACGAGCGAATCATCAATCGGTGCCGCAACGGCGATTAAGTGCAATCCCTTCGGCTCAGGTGCATACAACACAATCACATGGACTGCCGTCCAGGGCGCAGGAATGTACCGAGTTTACCGTGATCAAGGGGGCGTGTGGTGCTACATTGGACAAACAAACGAACTGTCCATCATCGATGAAAATATTGACCCTGATGCCTCAATTACTCCCCCGCGATACGATGACCCGTTCTATATGAGCAAAGGCATCACGTCCGTAACCGTGACAAATGGTGGTAGTGGGTATTCAAACTTAGACAGTGGAGTAGGCTCGATTACAGGGCTTGCTATTCAGTATTCATATCGAGGGAGTATTCCGTTCGGAACGCCGACGGCTCGTATCTACGACGAAAAGAATTACGGAAGCGGTGCGACGGCTACGGTCGTGTTTTCAAAATGGACAGAAAACAAAACAGAAGAAATCGGCGGAGATGGCGATAACGAGGAAACCTACCAAATACAGCACCTCTTTATCTCAGGTGTTGCAGTAACCAATCCGGGCAAAGGCTACAAAAAACCAAAAGTTGAAATAGACCCAAAAGCAGCAGGAAGCTTTTGGCAGCTTTTGTCGCCGGATAAGAGGAAAAAGACCTTAGACCTGCCGACAACCACTCTCTTGCCTCAAGTTTGGGTAACCGACAGCACCGGAACTGGTGCCGAACTCAAGGCTGTAGTTTCGGACGGAAAGGTTGTGGCCATCAATGTTTTGAAGGGAGGAAGTGGCTACACGTCGCCCACGGTCGTTATTTCGGCAACTGAAGGCTCAGGCGCAAGCGCTTCGGCATCTACAGGTACAGCAGGAGACTTTCCGGGCGCTGTGGCTCACTTTGAACAGCGGCGCTGGTTCGGCGGCACGCCATCGCGCCCGAACAATATCTGGGCTACAAAGTCAGGCACAGAATCGGATATGTCGTACTCGCTCCCGACGCAAGATGATGATCGCATTGCCGTGCGCGTCGCGGCGCGTGAGGCAAACCGCATCCAGCACTTTGTTCCGCTCTCGCACCTAATTCTTCTGACAGGCTCGGCAGAATGGCGCGTGAGTCCGATGAATAACGATGCGATTACGCCTTCGTCTATGTCGGTGCGCCCGCAGTCCTATATCGGATGCAATTCAGTGCAGCCTGTTGTGGTGAATAACAGCTGCCTGTATGCAGCCGGACGCGGTGGCCATTTGCGCGAATGCGGGTACTCCTACGAGGCAGGCGGATTCATCACAAACGACGTATGTGTGCGCGCCAATCACCTATTTGACAATTTGGACATTCTGGACCTTGCTTTCGGAAAAGCTCCGTTCCCCATTGTGTGGGCCGTTTCTTCCGCAGGAAACCTGATTGCCTTTACCTATATTCCTGAGCAACAAGTCGGCGGATTCTCTTCCATTGAAACAAAGGGAACGTTTGAATCGTGTGCCGTCGTTTCCGAGGACGAAGAAGATATGCTCTACGTTGTCGTCAGGCGGACCATCAACGGTCAGACAAAGCGATTTGTTGAAAGGATGCACGAAATCAAGTGGACAAGCCTTGAAGAGACAATGCACGTAGACTGTGCCGGAACCTATCGAGGAGCACCGAAAACAGAAATCACAGGCATCAATTGGCTTGAAGGGGAAACCGTGAGCATTCTGGCCGACGGCGGTGTCGAACCGCCACAAAAGGTCACGAACGGGACGATTGTCCTCGAGAAGGCTGCGTCTATTGTCCACATCGGCCTGCCCTACAACGCTGATATGGAAACACTACCGATTGCTATCGGAGGCCTCGCTGACGGTTCCTATGGGAGTGCTCACAAAAAGAACGTGCGTTCCGTTGAATTGCGCGTCGTGAATACGTCCGGCTTTTCTGCCGGTCCTTCGTTTGACAAGCTTGAGGAATTCCCTGCGCGCTCTACGGAATATGCCGGCACACCTCCGCAACCGACTACAGATTCCCTTGGGGTTGAAGTATCGCCTCAATGGAATTCGAACGGACAAGTCTGTATCCGGCAAGCCAATCCCTTGCCCTTGAAGGTCGTTTCGCTTACGTCGGTTCTTGAATTAGTTTAATTAAAACCTTCGGGAAAATGGCGTCTGCCCATGCTTGCATGAGTGGACGCCTTTTTTCTAACAGGTCGCTGCGCTGATAGGCCCGCGTCGTTTTGTTTGGTTCTTCATGCATTAAACAGCGCTCCGTTGCCGTCGGGTTTTGCCCTGTTTCCTCGGCCCAATCTCGGAAGGTGCTCCGACAGCCGTGCATTGTGACGGAACGCTTCAGGACCTTTCTCAGCATTATTCTCGGGGTTTCCAAAGAGATGTGACCGCTGGCAGCCGTTTCACTATAAAAGACATGCCCTACGGGTTTACCCTTAAAGGTTTGCGCTAAGTGTTTGAGAACAGCGCACGCCTGCTCCGAGAGCGGAACTCGCATCGGGAAGTCTCTGGCAATCTTTCTGCGCTCCGGCGGAACGATCCACAGAGCACTATTTAGGTCAATCTCTTCCCATCGTGCCCGGATAAACTCATTGGCACGCAAAGCCGTCAGCATCCCGAAGACTGTAGCCAGATGCCCCATCGCCCCCGATGCAACACCATAGGCAACGTATCGCTGAGCCTCTTGTAGCGTCAAAGCCTCCATGTGCTTAACGGCACGGACTTTGGCTTTGGGTGCAAAAACCATTTCAAGATTGTCACGGTACACGGCCGGGTTCGGCCCGGAATACTCGCCCTTGAAAATTGCGTAAGAAAAGATGCGCTCTAAACGAGAGCGAACGCGAGCGGCAGTTTCGTTCTTTGTGGTCCAAATGGGCTTTAAAACGGCGATGATGTCATCGCGCTTAATTTCATTAATTCTCTTCTTCCCGATAATCGGGCAGGCGTAGGTCTCAATTGACGAATACCATTGACGCCGATGCTTTTCATTCTTCCAGCGCTTGACGTCATCCGTAGTCGCAATGGCTTCCTTATAGATTTCGTTGAAAGTCCGTCCGGACGCAACAGGCTTTTCTTCCAGGCATGGCTCCTTACCGCTCATGAGGTCCAGCCGGAGCTTCGTTGCTTTTTCTCTGGCAAGAGCAAACGACGTTCGCTTGATGCCGCCGAGTCCGATTTCTTTTCTGCGTCCGTCTTTCCGGTAAGCAAAGAAGAAGTACCGCTTATTTCCGCGAACTCGGATGTAAAAGTTTTCCTCAATCAGGTGAATGCCTTCAGGCAATTCGGCAAGAGTTTTCTGTGTAATTTTCATGGTCGGCGTATGGACTTTTTCATCGTTCAGAAAAGGTCCATATAAAAGTCCATATCCATTGGTGACATAGCACTGTACACGAAATGGCAGTGCATTTTCAAATTCTGTCAGGGTAGTAAACAGGAAAAGTCACGTCTAAGCCTGTATTTAAATGCAAAAGTGGCTTCGAACCATAGAAAGGTCTATGTTCTGTCAGGGTTGCGTCAGGGTGGTTTCAGGGCAAAAAACGGGGCTGGTGGCGGAAGCGGTGTCCGACTATTGCCATTGATTTAAAAGCATTTGTTCCAATTTATTACCTTGGTCCATGCTCTGGTCCACACGAAAATGCCCCCAAAACAGGGGGCAGTGGAGAGTTGGATAATTTCTCTTATTTCTTCGGTTTGTCCGCCATTTCGATGCCGCGCTCGGGCAAAGCCTCGCCGGGCTCCCACCAATAGCCCTGTCCGGTGCCTCGTTTTTGCCGAGACATCTTGGCACGGTTGTAACCAGGCGACAAAATCTCTTGTAAATCGTCCATTACCCAGCGGTCGATTGCCGTTGCAGCGTACCACGTATTTACAAACGGCATATGCTGACGCAATAAGCGCGTTGCTTTAGCGCCGGGCTTGGTTTTCTTGTCGTAGATGGCATTCTTTGTCGTGCTGAGCAACACATCACTTGCTCCAATGATGGAGCCGGCAACCGGACCGAGAATGTTGGCTGCGCCCGACATGGAGCCGTACATAGAATCCTCTCCGATACCGTAGGCAAGATAATCACCCAGAAAGCCGAGTCCGCCGCCTTTGGCCATTGCGCCGAGCCAAAACTGAGAATCGCTGACGTCCTGTAAATCCTTGCCGTTCAGAGCATTTTGCACCTGCAGAGAAATAGCGCCGAAGACTGTTGTCCAAATTGCCATCTCGGCGAGATACAGCCCCATTTGTGCGTTCCCGGCATGCTGTTGCAGGAACATCGCCCGACGCCAATGCTTTTCCATCATCGCCAGAGGGAAGCTCTTGAACAGGAACAGGCTGCGCGCCACTTCGCCACCGATTGTCCCTTTCTGCGTTCCACGGGTAGTTTCTGCCCGAGTAACGAGGTCAGGATTCATTGAGGCCATTTCTGATTCTTTGACAACGAATCCGATAACCTTTGACGGCAGATTGAGCACGTCCGAATCAGCCACACCCTCAACCTTGCCCAGATTCTTCATCTTTTCCATTGAAAGGAATTCAATTCCCTTATAGGTTTCCGTCCCGGCAAGACGCATCAGATTCCAATCCGTCTCGGTAATTCCTCCGTCAGTCAGTCTCGCTCGATCAAAATCATCCAATTCGCCCCAAGACTTCTTAATCATCTTTCCAAGGCCTGCCATCATGTTCAAACTGAAGGCCCGTCGCACGGCATCCGTGTAAGCTGTCAGGAAAGAAACCTTCATTGTGGCGTTAGCGAGTTTTGACGTCCAGCCCTGCCCAATGTTGTCATTCGCCCAACGGCTAAAGTCGGCAGCAATCGAATCGGAAATGAACCCAATACGGTTCGCGTAATCCTTCCAATCCTTCCCATAGGCTTTGGCAAGAAACTCCGCGGATTGAAAGAATGGCAAGCGATTAAAGCCTGTTGTAATAAAGTATGTAGGAATATCCGATAAGGAGGAAATAAATGCCTTACCGAGTCTTCCGGCAACTTCTATGTTTCGGAATCCGCTCATAAAGCGAGCCACCCCCTCTCTGTTCGGAGCAGCGTATGAGGTCTTGCCAATCAGAGTGTCATACATGGCATCGATGCTCACCCTCGACAAACCCATAGCGTCGCTATAACCTGTGAGCAGTTTCCACTGGCTCTCGCTAATTCTGGCATTCAAAGCCTCGGACTCGGCAATGGACTTCATCATGCGGAATGTGGCACCAGGCTGCGGTCCGAGAGTTTCCATAATGGCAATATCGTTGCTCATCTTGGAAACGTGCCCAATCAATGAAGACGTCAGCGAGCCGCGCCCATACTTATTCTCATAAGTCATAAAGGAATCGGCGTCCTTAAAGTGCAAGACTCGGTGCTCAGATGAGCGACTTCCTCCCTCGGCGTGACCGTTAGCATGATTCTCAACACGCTTCTTAATCTCAAAGATGTTATCTACGGGGTTCCCGGACGTAACGATGTCGCGCCAGGCAGGCTCAAGAACTTGTTTGGCAATGTCGGCATCCGTCATCTGATTGCCGTACTCATCGAGATAGCGAGATTTATCAAGCCTGGGCAACACATCATTGACCCATTCCTCGATACCGGCTTTGCGCACTTTCAACCAATCGTGTGACTGAGGAATGTAGCCGTAGTCAAGCTTGCCGATTTCAGCGCCGGCACGAACGGCACGCTGTCGCATCTTTTCAGCCGTGTCGCTCCATGCCTTCCACGCTTGCTTTGCAGCCTGATTCCCCGAATCCTCACCGAAAGCCTCTTTGACAAAGTCAATAACGTCCTGCTTATTCTCAACAAAGCCGAGCCACTTGGTGCGAATCCCTGACATTGTGTCTAACATGCCCGTTAGGAATTCATTTCGGACGCCCTGAGCGTAGGCATACGTGTTTTGCAAGACCTTGGCTACGCCGGCATAGGCGTGAATATCTTCATCCTTAGCTAGGCGCGCCAATTCTCGCGTATTCTTATCCTGCAAAAGAATCGTCTTATATATATTACCCTTACGTCTTTCAGCCTCAGCACGCATATCCTTGGCAATCTCGACACCTGCTGCTTGAATACGCTCATCATGAGACATTGCCTCCCAGCGCCCACCGTACTCTTCCGAGCGCTTCATGGTCGCCATCTTTGCCTTCAAGCGACCGATAAGCAGGTCGCCCTGCTCACTGGTGAAAGGTTTACCAGTTGCCTTGGAAATCGCTTCTACGCATTCTTGTCTCATGATTATCTGATTCCTTGATTGCGAATGATGCAAGCCACGCCCATGCCCAAACCGGCCGTGTCGTCGTTTAGTCCCTTTTCGATTGCGTCAGCCTGAGCCATGGCTTCCCGGGCACTAATAACAATATCGTTGCCAGCCTCGTCCGTCATTACCAACTCGCGATTAGGATCTTCGAGCGCAAAATTACGAGCCCGAACAGCCTCAGAATTCTCAGACAAAACCTCTCGGGCATTCTGCTGCTCAATAAGATGTTGCTGCTGAGCCTCAGCCTTCGCTTCGGGCGTAGCCATGCGGTTTGTCTCAGCCACTCCGTCGGAGATTGCATCAACTAGATTTTTGCCGTCCTTTAATGTGTTGGCCAGCGATGAGCGCATCGCCTCAACATCTATTTCCGGCAAAAGCTTTCCGTCCGCATCCCCGAGCAAGTCACCTGAGCGATTGCGAATCTCTTGATTCTCTGCTTTTCGGAAAAGGGCCATAGCGTCCGCAAGGTCGGTTTTGACTGCCAAATCTGCAAACATAGGACTGTCCGCAGCCTGAAGAGCATTCTCAACCTGCTCGGCAAACGGACGCAGCACACGGAGCATTGCCGCTGCCGAATTGCGGTTTTGGCTCAGGAAGTTCGTCACCATTTCCGTAGCCGGATTTGAAGAGAACATATCGCCCTGGGCAGTAAAGTCCACGCCCTCTCCGTTGATTCGAGCCTGTAAGATGCGATGCGTTGCGTCAGTGATAATCGGCGCCAAATCAATCGCGCCAGAGCTTGTTTCACGAATCTGAATCACATGGGGAGCGAAGGCGCTCATGGCGCTCAAAATTCGCTTAATTCCATGTTTGTCTTCAGAATCCGCAACAAGCTCCGTCAGGCGTTTGTCTCGGTATGCTTCATAGAACACAGCAGCCTTAATTCGGGCCCTCGCAGCCGTTGTCGGATTCCCGTTCGAATCAATGAGGTTCCCCATCTCAGAGACTTCGCCGACGTCCGTGAGAAATTGCCCGAGCGTCTCTTTCGTCGGATCGCCATCCTCATCAAATTCATACTTGCCAATATTCTTGCGGACTTTTGGAGAATCTTGTACAGCCGTTTCAAGGGAGGACCGGACCAGCACGTCAGACGTATTGGAGCGCTCAACAAAGCCTGTTGTAACTCGGTCAGGCGGCATGTAGCGTACCAGCACAGGCTTTTTCATACCCTTGATTGTTTCAGGTGAAACACCGTGATTATCAGAATCGGCCATCAAGTCCTGTCGGTACTGCTCAGCCGTGCCACGATTGTATGCCTCAGAAAGCCCCGCCATGCGCCCGTTACCAGCAATAGCCCGCATCTGGTCAGGATTGTCGTTGTTCCATTCCTTGTTCGGCATGCCGTCGTAGTTGTTGGAGCGCATCACATCATCGGCCTCAACAACATAGTAGGTGACAGGCACCTTGTTGCCGTTCGATTCCGTAATGATCTCGGACTTACCCTGATAGGCTTTATCCGGAAGATGGCCAAAAGACACAATGGGAGCACCCGATTGCGTTGTGCGTGACGTGCTCAAGCGCCCATATTGCGGGTCGGTCGCAATGGAATTCATCTGCGCCACGGAGTTCGGGTCCGAACGGTTGCGGTTCTGGAGAACAACCACTCGGCTATTGTCTCCGTCGCCGATGGAAACGCCGCGCGCGAACGTGCTTTGCGTATCCTCCACAACCGGCACATTCGCTTCCGTATCGCCAACCTGTTCGGAAACATCCACCTTTCGCCCGTTGTTCAGGTCAGAAACTGCCTTTCCCTGCGCAGCCTGACCGACATTGCCTGCCGTAGGTCCGTGTGGATCGCTAATCGGAGCGCTGACCTTAGTTTGATTCACGCGCTGGGCCTGAACAAGTCGTCCGGCCATTGTTTGAGCTTTGCTCGACTTGAAAGCGCTGCGCTTTTGCTGAGCTCCGTACATCGTGTCAAGAACCTTGCGCACTTCCGGAGAGAGTTCAGGAAGTTTCTCGCCAAATTGCGCTTGATAGCGGTCGCTCACTTCTCTAACGGCCGCATCAGGACCTGCGTCCTTTCCGAGCGCGGCCTTATACATGCCGATGAGCCATTCGGCCATCTTGGCAAAAACGCCTTCAAGCTCTTTGACCGGGGATTTTCCCTGCGTCAGATAGATTTCCGTCCAAGCAGCAAACTGCTCTTGATACTTACGCTGGCCTTCAAAGCCGAGCGCATTCCATTCATTAATACTCTTGAGCCCGAACGCATGAAGAATCGCATTGATTTGAGACTGCAACTCAAGCGGCGCCCCCTCCTTACCGCCGAGCGCCAATGTGTTCGTCAGATACCAGTGCGCATGCTCGTGCGAGAACGTTGATAGATTCGCGTTCGGCGTCAGGCGAATCGTGTTTGTAGACGGATTGAATGCGCCACGAATTCCCTCTTGCCCTTTCTGCAGGTATTCACGACTGGTGATAATCTGTTCATTTCGAGGTACGCTTTCCGTGTCCCGCAATAATGTTTCTGCACGCTCCTCGGGCGTCATATCCTTTCTTGTTTGAGCATTTCGAGCTTCAACCTCGCCGGCAACACGCGCATAAGACTGATACCGATAATGCGGATCGCTTTCAGTTATTCTTGCGAAAACAGGATCTGTGATGTCAGCTGCGTTATTAATTGCCTGTAAAACATCCGGCGAATCACCCCACTTGTCCGTCAGACGTTTTTCTTCGGCCCGCACATCTTGAACACCGGGCAGTTTTTCAGCTGCATCGAATCGGGAAGTCGCACGTTTCCACGCTGCGTCATCACTTGTTTCTGCTTCACTCTGGCGCAGCATCTCATCTGCGGCTTCCTGATACTCTCGCCAATCAGAACTTCCTCGCAATTCCCGCAACCGCTGCATGTCAATGAAAAGAGCGTCGCCCTTGCCCGGCATGCGCTTAGGGTCAGCTCCGCGCGCGAACCCCTCGATTTCCTGAACGGCGTGCTGAATTTCGTGAATAAGAGTCGAGCGAGTCGAATTGGCAAAGACTCCGGCATCAAGGCCAAGACGCATTGTCATTGTTCCGAGCGAAAGATAACCACGGGTTCCTTTTGGCAGTTTGCCGAACTCGACTGTCATCTTTCGCAATTGAGGATATGCCTTGAAGAGATCCGGAGCATCGACAAGCTTATCGAGCGTTGTAGTCAATACGTCGCTCTCGTGTGCGCTATCTATGGCAGCTTCGTGGCTTTTACCCTCCTCAATCGAGGCATTTATGCCCTCGTCCGAATATGCCCAATCATCTTTCTTGTCACGGATTGCCTTCTCGCGATCGCGTAACATTCGGAAGCCGTCTTCTCGAATCTTGATATCTGGAATTTCATAACGCCATTTGCCGTCGGCTCCGCGTTCCCATCCGGTTGCCAAACGAATTTCTTTTGGCGTTTTCCCGGAATATTCCATCTGCAACGCGACATTTCTGTTGTTTGTGCGCGACCAATTCTCGTCAGCTTGATCCATGACGCTGACACCATATTCGCCAATGATTTGGTTGTATTCCCGAGGCTCATAGTACACACCACCTTCCGCGCGGGAAGCGTCGTCCACCGAATCAAAGAATCCTTTTCCGTCTTGGCGAATGTAGGACTTGTCACCGCCAAGCAATTGGGATAAACTAACGGTACGGTCGTTGGGGCCATTCTCGGTGACATTGCGGACTTGTCGGTTGTCCGCGGCCGCAATCCCCTCGACGTAAGAAACCCCGCCCTCCGATTGGGTTATCCCAACGGGCGGGTTTTCCATTTTATAGATTTCGATGCCGTCAATGGTATGGATTGTCGTCCGTTCGTTTCGCGGTTCAATAACATCCTTTACAAGTAATTGAATCCGCCACAATCCTCCGTCCATTTCAACTGGAAGGGCGAAAATGTGAACCCCTTGAACCTTCGGATTTTTGTGAAGAACCTCTGCATGATTTTCAACTAAGACAGCGTTTTCTGCGATTGCGTCTATTTTGTTAGCCACCAAACTGAATACACGCTCTTTCCATCCGTTCTTTTTTCCGGCAGCCTTCTTCATATCGCTGCGGGAGGCAGTGAGAACAAATCCGCTGTCTTTGTTTTTCACGCCGTCCTTTAGAATGGCCGTCGTATAAGCAATCGCATCTTTTCTTCCAAGCGGAGCTTCTGTAATTTTCAAGACAGGTATCTGCTCTTCTGCATTTCGCTTCGGAGACGGCCCCATATGCCACTCACTGCCCTGCGTAATCGGCATGGCATATTCTTCTGGCACCGCGAACGCCTTTCTGTCATCAGTCCAGACGAGTTTCGTAGCCATATCATCAACTTGGTCCGGTGCGATATGGGCCATTCGAGCATACGAAACTGCAGCGGCCGCGTTGAGTTTCGCTTGTGATTCAATCTCTTCTTGAGAGAATTTTCCACCGGCTTCCAAGTCTGACTTGTAGCGCTCATAAACACGTTGGTGCGCACGGTCGTACTTAACATCAACCGGATTACGCCAAAAGACGGTTCCCATAAATGCGCCCACGCCGGCTGAGACAAGCATATCGACCATGTTCAGCTCATACTGCTTGGCAAGCTCCGTGTAATCCTGATGATCCAGAACGTAGGAAATGGTTGAGAGCTCGGCATAGTTCAGGGCTACGTTACTGCCGGCACCGTACATGGCTGACCAAGTACGGCTGCTGCCTAAGAACGGAGGAATTGCTGCGCCAATTGTGTTGAGAAGGCCAGAAACAGCGCCTGCTTTAAATGCCGTATCCTCATCCACCCCTTCTGCCACAAGGCGATTTCGTTCCGAAATGCCTATATCAGTACCGAACAAGGCTGAGCCGACGGCAATGGACGTCTTGCGAAGTTTCTCTGCTGCGCCGACTCCTTTAATCGCGAGGCCTGCCGCTCCACCTACTCCGGTCGTGAGCACTCCCAATTCGGCAAGCATCCCTACGAGGCCATGAATAACCTGCGTTGCCTTGCCCATAGTTTCCGGATTCGCGCCAAAATTCGCACGATTCCACTTGTCCAAATCGAGAGATGCCTGCTCCATCTGCTTTAAGAAGTCATCACGCACCCACGGCATCGCTTTTGACGCCACCATGAGAGCACCAGAACCCATCCGGACCAAGGCGTTAGGAATCGGATACAGAATTCCCTTCGCAAGCCCGTCGAATGCACCGACGGACTTCGGGGCCAATTGAATTGTTGGATTGTCGTAAACCTTGTCTTTCAGGTTAAGAGCCACGCCTTCTTCATTCTGCGCGAAATAAAGCTTTAAGCGTTTGGCCTGCTCCGGCGTCAATTTGTGCTGAGGCGTATAGACATCAACGTTTCCGTTTCTGCTCCAAATTCCGCCCTGATAGCCGTCTTTGCCGTTGTAAATCGACTCGGTGCTAAACGTCGGGTGATTCGGCTTTTTGTACTTATCACCTAAATGCCCGCGTTCGTCTTCGCTCATCGTTCCCGATTGGAGTTCTTTCCAAGCGCCGCGCAGGTCGTAATTAAAAACGTCCTTTTCTCGCCCCTGTCCTTTTGCCCACGCCTGATAGGCAGATTCTTCATCCGGAGTAAGCTGCGTGTTGTATTGCCCGGACATATCATCCGGCAAAGTCAGCGGACGTTCGCCCTTTCCGTAGAAATTGTCAAAAGAGGCATCAATTTCTTCTTTTGAGAGAGTCGGTCGGTTTTCAATCGGATTAAAAACCTGCTCAAGAAACATAGACTATCCCCTAAAAATGATTACTTTTTTTCTTTGGAAGGCGCACTGAGGGTAAATGTGAAAAGATTGCCCTTGTCCGTATAGACAGGAATGCCCGAAGATTGGACGCTGTAAAGAACCGAGCCGTCAGGATTAATCTTCTCTGTCTTCAAATCGAAATCATGCAAAGCGTCGGCCATTTGATCACGTGTGAGCGGTTTCCCCATCCACTGATAGTTCGTGCCCTTGGTGCGAATCTGATAAGCCTTTTTATTCAACAGCGTGCCGAAATCATCGCCAAAGGTAGTTGAGCCCTCGACGCCCCGAGGGAGCACAATCTTGCGATGGTTGTAGGAAAAGACCTCGCCGCCGAGGGCTGTCTTAACAGCAGCTGCGGGGTCATGCGATACCCCGGCAAGACTCTGGTAAGCCCAAACACCCTTGGCCATCTTGCGCGTCATTTCGGCTGCGTCCGGAGAATCAAATACGCCCTTAATGCCGTCTTCTGGCTCGTCGCCAATTGTGTTCGCAATAGATGCATCTGTGCCTTCGACTTTGGCCGTGTCAATCTTCACTCGGCCTGTGTCAATCGCATCTAACCCGCGCAGATACATTTCGCCCGGAGCAATCTCCCCAGGAGTCATATCCATCCCGGCCATTGCGATGGCGTAAACCTCGCTGCTTTTTGTCATTTGGTCTGAGACAATACGCAGTCCATCACTACCGATAGCTTCGGCAATCGTCGTGAGCAATCCGACCCGCTGGTCAATTGTCGATGAATCCAAAACCTTCACAAGGCCGTCAAGTTCCGTTTTGGAGAACAAGCGCTGATTCGCGCCCCAGGCCTTACTGACCTCGTTGGCTTTCTCAACACGGTTCTGCAGCTGAGAAACGAGCTTGCCTGTGTTACCGAAGTCAAGCGGTTCGTAGCCGTACTGGCCGCCCATCACTGCAAAGGCAACTGGGTCCTCGCGTCGCTTCTTAGAAAGCTGTGAGTAGGCGGTTACACGCGCATCGTAGAGTTTCTTTCGTTCTGCAAAGTCACTTGCTCCGGGTACAGGCTTAGCACTTGCGACGTCTGATGCAATTTCCTCATCCGCCATTCCTGCGTAGTCGTGCACGGCCTTGGTCGTCTCTGCACTGCGTTCGTAGCTTTCAAAGAGTTCGGTGCCCTTGGCCTCGCCATAGGCGGCAACAAACTGCTCCTTAGACGGACCGCCATTTTTCAAATACCCATAGGTCGCAATCTCAGAGAGGGCATCCTTGGTTGCAACACCGAGCTCGTTCTGGGCCGATGTTCTCTTCTGGGACGCATAGGCATGAGCCGATTGCCAAAGAGAAATGCGCTGAACAGTGGTAAGCCCGTCAACAACAGGAATTCCTGTCCGAGCGCCGGGCTTGGTCATTTCCCGGATAAAGTCTTTCTTGTCCAGAATTGAATCGCCGTACTTATCCGAGAGCGCAAGCCCAAGCTGTGGGGCGGCAGTTCTAAAAAGCTCGCTGCTTAGTTTGGAGCGAATCTCAGGCGAGATGCTTTTCTGATTCGTTTGGAAGTCGGACAAGGCTCCGACAGGGTTGTCCTGTGCCCATGTTGTGTAGCGACTCGCTTCCGCAAGGTCGTGATACTGTGATTTAAGTGCAGAAGTCTGCTTGGCATCGTATCCACGCAAAGATGCGATGTAATCCACTTCCGCATCGATGCTTGCCTTAGTCTTGGCCAAATAGTCACGGCTTGTCGGATTGTCGGCCGCGCTTCGGATAAGCCCTTGAATGCGCGCCTCGGACGAAGAAAGGTGCCATGCCTGTTCTTGATTGTTTCGCCACTGAAGCATACGAGTTTGAGCTGAGGCCAAACGATCATTGATTCGTGACTGCAGAGACTCACGCGCCCAGGGAGACAGGCCATCAAGAAGCTTTTGCGATTCTTTCTTTAGGACTTCAATTGAACCGTTGAATGTATCGACAGAGTTTTTGCCCTGGGTTGCAAAGAACCCATTCGGAATCTGCCTGTAGATGCCATCGTCGTTTGTTTCTTGAGCGTCGACCTGTGCTGAGTTGTCTGGCATCGGCACGGCATTGTTCGGAACGTCTTTGTAGATTCCGTCGTCATCTGAGCCACCGGCGGGGCTCTGCTCATCACCACCCTGACCGTAAAGAATTCGGCGCTCAATATCCAAATACTTGAGTTCGGCTTCGTCCGCCTCTGCCTTCACGTTGCGATTCGCGATGATTTCAGCTGCCTTGCTTGCGGTTTTACCAAACTCAACAATCGGCTTGATTGCCTCTTGATAGTTCTTTTCGTAGTCGTAGGTAGGACGGGGGATGCGGATTTCCGAAGAACCCATTCCGGTTTGTGCATTGTCGCGTTCGGTTGCTACACCGCCCTGAAACATCGGAACAATCGGCATTTACTTACCTCCGCCTAAAACCCCATTGAGTTTCACATTTTTGTATTCAATCGGCGCGGCTTTCTGCGTACCGTCACCGAAGACGCCCAGGGCTGTGTAGCCCAGATACTGATTGGCAACCTGCGAAGCGGCTCCCAGAACACTTGCGCCGAAATTTCTCCAAACACTTTGCTTGTTGGCCTGCGCCATGTAAGCCTCGCCCTCGTATCCAGCTGCTTTCATGCGATAGCCCCACGCCTGGCGCGTCGCGTTCTGGCGCATCGTGATTGTGTCCATTTCTTTAATGAGGTCAGTAGATGCTTGAATTTCGGCTGCCGAACCCGTGCCGACGGCAATGCCGTTCGCGGCCAAAGTCGCACGCTGTTTGCCCTTGACCTGACCTGCGGCCATGGTTTTCCGGACAATGTCCTTTTCGGCGGACCGAAACACAGCCTGGGCTTGCTGTTCCATCATCTGGGCATTCAAGCGAGCGATGTTCGCTTGACTCTGAGCAATCGCATTTGAATAGCGAGTTGCCCCAATGGAGCCGAAAGCCGAAACGAGTCCCGAAACCGCTGTGGACGCAAGGCTAATGTACCCCGCGCCCGCCGGAGTCAAAGTGCTGTCACCTGCCATATTTACGCCACTCCTGCCTGTTGAGCCATCCCCTTCACTAATGCACCCGCCATGTTCGAATCGTCAGCCGGCACACGTCCGAGCTTGGATAGATTGTCCGCAGCCTGCGCCTGCTGTTGTGCCATGGCCTGCTGTTGCTGCGCCTGTTGCTGCTTCTCAATCTCTGCCTTGGCTTGGTCCGTCGGCACAATGATTGACGGCGCGACACTGTAGTAGTCCGCGTATTCGTCAACCGCCTCAAACGGGTCGAGCTTAGAAAGCACCTCGGGCTTAAACTGCGCAATCTGCCCGATGCGCTGTAGAAATTGGTCCAGACTGTTCGCACGTAGCGAATGTTGTGCTCGGCTTAACATGGACATGTATCGGACCTGGAGGGTCTGTCCTGCCAATTCTTGCGGAGGCGGAGGCATCTGACCGGCGCGGGAGAGGATGTTGAACGCACGCTCAATCAGGCATTTCAGCACTTCGTTGTTGAATCTGGACAGAACAGGCCCTAAAAGCATTAACTTTTCTTCGTTGCGACGCGCGACCTCCTCGGCTGTCATCTGATGCTTGTTCGCCTGACTGATCATCAGGAACATGTCAACGTAGAATGCCTGGAAGATTCGCTGCTTAATTTCCTGCATATCAGCCATTAAAGCTTGCACGTCAGGACGCACATTCCACGCTGACTGCACAACGTTGTTCGCCGTCGGCATGTCGATAAAGTTCCGTCCGCCAGGAAGGAAATCAAGCGCCCGATGCTGTGCCGAAGTGGGGAGAATCAAAGGCGGGTCCACGGCGTAATCAATCGCGTTGCCCTTCTGCAGGTTTTCGTGCTGGAGCTGTTTCGTGTCGCCAATGGCAACAATGCCGGGGCACTCTTCAGAGTACACATCCGAAGCATTCGCGCCCCAGCGACCGACAACCGCCGGGAATTCGTTGTAGCCTGATTCCTCAAGAATGCCGTCCTTGCCCTCGTCCGTATCAATCTGAAGGACAACGGACCGATACGGCATGTTTCGATTGTCTTTCTTGGTACGGTCACGAATCTCACGCGGCTCAATGGCGTGAATGCACTTGTAGTTCTTATCGCGTTGTCCGTTGTCGTATGCCTCAACCGCGGCACGTGAAACCTTAGAGCGCCCGTATTGCATGAGCAACTGCTCAGCCGTCATGCTAAATCGACGATATAGCGTGTTCGGGCGGTTCTGCGCATCGGTGCCGAGGCAATACTCGCCGCAAACAAGCGGATAGCAGTGAAAGCCGTTCACTTGGTCTTCAATCACGAGCATGGCGCATACGCCATAGACTCCGACCTCTCGCCAACCGTGATGCAACGACTGATACGTGTTCGTGCGCTCGAAAGCCATCTCAAGGATGCGTCGCACCCGGTCGAGGTAAACCTTCACGCCGTGCGACTCATCGAGTTCAGGCGAGCCTGTCGTGAGGTCAAACCACTGCGTAGCCGGGTCATTCATGCCAGACTGTAAGCCAGAAGATAGGATGCTCGACGCATACGTTGCCGCATTGTCGTAAATCTTGTTCCAGCGATCGCGTGCGTTGTTCTTCTGGGTCTGTGGGAAGAACCGTCCGCTTGCCGGAGTGATGTGTCGTGAAATCTCCGACCACTGCTCCACGAAGGGTTCCCGCTCAGTCTTGAGCGCTCCCCAGCGGCGCAAGATGTGGTCTCGTAAATCCTTCCCTTCCATGATGAGAAATCCCAAAAATTGAAACGATTTAGCCCAAAGTCGAACCGCCGCCTAAACTCAGCTTGGACTTATCCACACCCTGGGCTCCGTTAAGCAGAGTAGAACCTCCCGAAAGGCCCTGGTTGCTGTTCTGTTCGAGCAACGACGAAATATCCGCCTCGCGCCCGTTTTGGCGACGAGTTTCCTGTGCTGAGCGCTCTGCTGTTTCCTTGGCGCGAGCCTCCGCTTTCTGATTTGCAATCTTTTGCTGATGCATCTTGCGATCGTTCTGATACGCCGAAACCGCAGCTCCGGCTGCCGCAATACCAACGCCTACCCAGGCAGCTGCTGTTGCTCCTCCACTCATTGTTTTCTCCTTGTAATGAGTTCGTCTGTTTGGTTTGTAAATTCGAATTCACAATCGTCAGGATTTGTCTTGTCGGTTGCGTAGATCATCGTCATGTACGTGTCCGTATAGGCTTTGACTGCGACTTGTCTGTGAGATGCACCACGCAGAACCACATACCCATTGACGACTGCCTTCTTACCGCCGTTGTAAATTTCGCAATGTCCGGAAACGATGAGAACCGTCGGCACGACAATCTCAACTGCTCCCATCAGAACGCCGGCCTTCACAACGCACGTTCTGGCGTAGCACCCGGCATGAATGAAATGGTCGGTCGGGACTTCTTCCTGCGGGCATCCACGCAAAATCTCGTTAAATTCGCGCATCTTGGCCAACTCGCCCTGCGTGCAAGGCGGAATCAAGTCCGAGTTCTTGTAAACGGCAACCTGTTCGCTCATAGTCTCACCGCCCACACGACGTTCTGTCGCTCAAAGCCCATGGCCTCACAAAGCTTTTCGCCACGAGTTCCAGAGCGAGTTCCGATAAGGAGAGTCGTTGCCCCGAGCTCTTTGGCACGCTGTTGCATTTGTTTGATAACCCGCACACCGGCAGAGCCCTTGCGAGAGTGTTTGGAGAGATAAAGCGTCTCGGTTGAGGCAAGTAGCTGTGCCTTGAAATGGGGCAACATGCTCAGAATCAACGTGAAGAATCCGATGAGCGAGCCATCGTCATCAAAGACGCCTGTGATATCGAATCGCCCTGTGTCCTCAAGGGCTTGATAGTGCGCAAAATCAGGCTCCGCAGTCTCGGCTGTGTACGCCGCTTCGTCACGGTATTCATGCCAAAGCCCCTCGTAAAGAGGGTTTGCCAGCATCTGAGCGCACGTCATTTGTTTGAAAAACACCGAATGTCCTCCCCAACATAAGTCGAATTGTCAAGTGCGAACCGGCTGATATGCGCACACCCTACGCATACGGATCTCGCGTTTCGGCACGGCGATTGTTTCGATACGGCGTGACCGGCTGGATGTCTGCGAGATACTCATTCATCGGAATTGCGAGGGTGAGCATCAATGCATCGGCCAAATCAGGCGAAGATAGCCCGCGCTTTTTCATGTCTTCTTTCTTTTCAAGAAGAAGAAGGTTCTTGGGCGTATAACCGAATTCCACGCCTGTCAGGTCCGTAATCAAGTCGTCGGAATCTTCAATCTGCCCGCCTGCCCTGAGCCACTCACGACCACGAGCCCACATTTCGGCACGCTTGTTGGCATATAGGTCCTTGCGCGACGGGGACTCACCAAAGTTGATTCCGTTGACTTCGTAGCCGTTTTTGCGCAGCCAATCCAGCGGGCTTGAGCCAACGCCTCCTGCATCGATGTTAATAACAACGCGCCTTGCTCCGGCGCTCACGAGATCGTTGTAAAACTCTGCGACCTTCGCTCCGAGTTGCCAGCCGTCCAATCCTCGATACTCTCTGTGTTTCCATGAACGCGCATCCATTCCTACCCGACAGAAAATGACGGACCTATCGTCACCGAACCTGGCCACGTCCACGCCGAGAATGCAAACCGTGTCAATAATTGACTGAGGTTCTGATTCGCGCTGTGCTGCTGTGTCCACAACGTCTCGGCTGATGAATTGCATGTTCGAAGAGGACGGAAATACGCCACGCACGCGGACCTTCACAAAATCGCTGTCCTCGCCGTAATCGTCAATCCACTTCTGAATCTGAGTCTTGTCAGACATCACGGCGTTTCGCGTATCAATGTGCCGATGCACCCAGCGATGCCGAAAACGGTTGAAGCAGTCAAAGAATCGCCCGGTATTGCGTGTTGGGTTGCCGAAGCAAAGCCAAAACTTCTCTGTGTCCTTGTCGGTCAACGCGCCTTCCGTGACTTCCCAAATGACGTTCGAAATAGCAGATGCTTCATCAAAAATCACGAGCGTCCTGGCGCCTGCATTGTGTAAGCCGGCAAACGCCTCTGGATTCGTCTCGGACCACGGAATCGCATCAATGCGCCACGTCTTATCATGCCCTGGCTGCTTTGAGTAAATGCTCATTGCCGAGCAGGTGAACCAATCTTTGAACAGGCACACGTTGTACCACTTGGCCACTTCGGCAAAAGTTTTTGTGCGCAGCTGAGTTTCTGTGTTGGCCGTCACAACGCCGCGTGTATCCGGATAGGTGCACAAGGCCCAAAGGACGAGCCAGGCAACCAGACCGCTCTTGCCGGCACCATGCCCTGCGGCTGTTGCGTCTTGATAAACCTCCTCACGCTCATGACCTGACCGAAGCCTGTCTCGCATCGCCGTGAGTATTTCTGTCTGCCACTTGTCCGGTCCAGAATACTTTTCGAGCGTGCCCTTGCCCCACGGGAAAGCAAGCTGCACGAAGCGCAGCGGGTCTTTTGAGCACTTCACCGCGAGCGTAGTCAGCGCATCCTGTATGCCTGAAGGCGTGTCCAGATTAAATCCTGCTTTAGCGCGTCCTCGTGTGACGGCCCTGAAAGTAGCTGCCGTGGCAACACCCTTCTTACTCATTGCTCAACTTCTCCCAGAGTGTCTCGGCCAGAATCTTGAGAGTTTCATCTTTCGTGTCATCGACCTTCTCGCCCATGCGGAGGAATTTGCCGATGGACTTCGTTGCGTCGAGAGAAACCATCGCATTGATCATCTCGTTGTTGCCGTCATCTTTTGTGATGATCTGAGAATTGAAGTCGTGAAGGTGCTTCAGGCTTTTGTAAACCCACTCTGGAGAAACTCCAGCCTTTTTTGCTGCAGAATCAATCTCTTTCTCAAGAGCCGCCTGGACGTTAGCCCTCGTTAGCGTGCGAGACGCCGTGACTTTTGCGGACCTTTTTGAGTATCCGGCCTTGATTGCGGCCTCTGTTGCAGACGTTCCCGAGGCAACGGCCTTCACGAATTTTTTTTGCTTGATTGTGAGCTTCGGTTTCTTCTCTGTCATTTCGTTTTCCTCACTCGGAAGTCGGCCACGGAGCAGTGTCGTGTGCGTTGCGAGATGTAACCGCGCACTGTTCTTACCGGCATATCCATTTTTGCCGCGATAGCACGGAGAGAAAAACCTGCCTCCCGTAGCATGAGCACGGCCTTTACGTCGGCGTCCGTGTAGCGCGCAAGTGGATGATCCTCACCGATTGCGTGTCCGGAGTCTGAGACTGCAATCACCTTTCTGTCGAAAAAACTGCGGGAAGTCACGCTTTACCCTCTCTATCGCTCTCTCGATAACGACTGCTCGAACGAAGTCTCCAGGAAAGTCCGACGCTTCTCTGTGCGCCTTTTTGAGAACCAGCTGCGCCTCCAATGGCAAAAGGCCATGATCAATCGCATCAATCATCACGGACCTCTATGCGAATATGGGCACACACAAAGGCAGGTCGCCTGGGGACCGATGCGAACGCAGCCTCTTGAGTGCGAAAGCAGTTGTCGTCCACGCCCAATGCCTGGGCAATTCCGTCACGGTACGGCTTCATTGCCGCAATGAGATTGTCATCATCCCGAGCGCGGCGGTCCGGAGGCGTGAAGGTGTACTCGATTGAGATTTTTTCAACAGCCTTCGGATTAAATATGATGTGGTTTTCGGATAAGTAGGCACGAGCGAGGACGTATGCCTCACCCCTGGCCCTCTTGGCGACTCGAGCCTTCTGCGCCCAGTGGCAGCGCGAGTTTGGCGTGAGCTGCGCCGGAGGCCAAGAAAGGACCAGCGCCATAGGGATGATTTGCGTCATTCGTACAGCCCCTCCCTCATCAGTTGTCGACGATACTTGTAGTCAACAATTTCGTCGATACCTGCACTATCCACGTTGAGAAGAAACCCGATTTGTCGTAAAAGAAAGTGCACGTCCGCCGCCTCTCCGATGATTTCTTTGCGACTAACCGGTGTCGGCGATCTCAGATGCACGGCGATTGCCTCTGAGAGTTCAGCGAGTTCCTCCTGCAATTTTCTGAGCTGATGATCGAGTCCGTACTGCCGAGCCATGCGCTCAACGCGCCAATCTGTCTGCTGCCAATCCACCGTGTCTCTCATGCCTTTTCCCCTTTAAATTCATATCTGCCCCCTTTTCGCTTTTCTTGCCGCGCTTCGTCTGCGATTTCTTTCACAGTCTTGGCGTAGCCCTGCCGGTACGCCATTGCGAGGTCCTTGTTTTTCGCGTACGGACGAATGCCTTCCACAAGAAGAACGCGGCGCTTAACGTCGGCTTGTCCCTGTCGGAAGGCTTCTTTGGCCCGTTCGAGCATCTCTTTCGTGGTCATTTCTTGGCCTTTTTCTTGGCACGGGCATTGATTTCTTTGGACATGGACAAAAGACGAGCCTCTAGGGACTCTTTGTACATCTTCATTGCTCCGTACTGCTGGACGAGGATGCAGCGATGCGACAGTGTCACGCCGTTAAAGCGCCAGCCGTCCTTGGAAAGCGACTTAGCCGAGCGCTTTGTAGCCTTTACCGCTCCGTCGTACGCAACGAGGAACTGCCGGAGTTTTTCGGTTTTGAGTGCGAGTTCCGCGTACTCCTTTTGAACTTCCATCAATACGATTCGAACATCAGTCATTACATTTCTCCTTTGTTGTTAAAAATCCTGCGCGGTAGGCTGGCTATCGGACGTTTTCGAGACATCTTCCGGCGAGCACGACAAATCCTTTTCCTTCGCCTGTTTTCCTGTCTCAGAAGACTGGCCAAAGCCGGTGCTTGAACTGCGCTGGAAATGGGCTTTTATCCGGAGCACGAAACGCACGATCCTGGAGTCTTCGTAATCATTTGGATTAAAAATGCATAAAGAGTTGCAGATGCAAGCGAACGCGATGCACAGAATCGCGAAGCTCTGAATTGCGTCGATGACGGCTTGACTCATACCTACACCTCCTCAAAGTCAGGCTCTTCAATCCACGAAGAGATCGGTCGAAATCCCCCGTGTTGTGCTGCAAATTGCGGACTGACAGATCGAGACATCTTTGCCCCTGTATCGGTCATGACTTTGTTCATAACCAGAGACCGCATCCGAAGGGCGTAGTGACGCAGGCGCTCCGGACCATGCTCATCTGTCTGACGCATTGTCTGCTCTGGATCGATGCCGAAGTCGTGCAGGCGCTTTCGGAAGAGGTCAATCATGTCGGCAGTGGCAATCCACTTGACTTTGCCCTCATCGGTTTTGTAGTCAATCATTTCCAGACTGATCCACTTGCTAAGTTCTTGCCAGTACCACGCCAGGTACTTGAACTCGTGCGTCTGCATAATCCGTGTAATCTTTGGCCAAGCAGAGACGTTCTGAGCTTCGTCATGCCACTCGCACAAGCCGTCGACGCATGGCGGACACGTACAACCGTCTGCCTTGCAACACCTGGGCTCAACCTTTGTATCGGTTTGCTCTATGGCTCTTCTGTCGTGAATCATGCGTATTTCTCCTCAAGAATTTTTGTGAGGTTCTCGGACTTGAGAATCCAAGACAGGTCGACACGAAAGGTCGAATGGTCGCCGGAGCGTTGAGTTCTCCCCATGAGAAAGTCGGAGTCCTTAACACGCTCGAAGATTCGCCTGAAGCACTCTATGATTTCGTCCTGGTTTTCCGCCTGCCAAAACTTCGCTAGCTCGGTAGCACGAAGACGTATCGACTGCTTTCTGCTGGGGGTGAGCTTCAAACACGCCACACATCCGGGTGTGCACATCTCGTTGTAGAGTTCGACGATTTTTTCGTAAGGGATCTGAAGCGCTTTTTGAGGTTGAGAAATTTTCTCAACTGAGCTTCGCTGAGCGTCGTTTTCGGGAGAAAAGGACGAATGATGCGTAGCATCATTAATATATTCCTGTTCCTGCTCCTGTTCCTGCTCCTGATATGCCATAGGGTATGCGATACCGTTTGCCATACCGTATGTCATACCGTCTGGCATACATTTCCTGAATGCTTCCGTATACCCTTCACCACGTTGAAAACAATGGGTTTTTGCAGACTCCAAGACTTTTGAAAGCAGCGGGCATTCTGGCAAAAGGTCTATTGAATTGCGCCACGAGAGGACTACTTTTGGATTGTCCGGCGGGTTGTACTTTAGGAAGTTTTTTACCCAAAAAAGACCACGCTCGTCATACTCTACGATACCCACGTCAGACAGTTCCCTATACCGTATGGCATACCGTTTCGCATCAAGCCCGAGTTCTTCCGCTACGGCTGATGCGCGCATCGGAATAGCACCGATCATTGTCATTGCCGGTGTTGTCAGTAAGTACATGAAAAGAAGCTTTGCCTCTGACGAAAGCGACGAGAATTTCGCATCGTTCCAAATGCGGGGGTCGATTTTTCTGTATCGAGCCATTAGTTTTTACTCCCTTCCGTCTGCGGGGCGGTTACCGCTGAACGGTAGAAGACGGCAGAGCCGCCCCGACCGACAGAAAAGAAGAAATCCGTACCGTTCATACGCTCTCCTAGTTGCTTTCAAAAATTTTTTTGTAGGCAATGCGAATCTTTTCCTCTGTTGACTCACGAGGAATCGATTTGCCTGACGCAATGCGAATTAGTGTCGAGGCCGGAAGCCCACTGAATCGCCCGATTCGCTGGTACGACCATTGGACCTTCCGGAAATCTCTGACCATCTTCTGAGCGGAAATGTATTTGAGCATTCCTACCTCCTTTACCATATCAATTCTATATCGAAACGGATACGAAATGCAAGCGAAACAGGAATAATGAAATGAAAAAAGAATGGGGTTAGAATGAAGATGCGATAAAATCGGCCTAGGTTTTTGGCATTGCTACTACAAACGATATGAAAATATGTCTACTTTTTCTGAGAACATGAATAGACTGAGAGAGGCATCTGGCCTGTCTCTCAATGAGATAGGTCGCAAATTCGGCGTGCCAGCATCGACCGTTTTGCGACTCATAAAACCTGAAACAAAACCGAGACGAGCCTCTGTGATGCTTGTATCGTCAAAGATTGGTATTGATGCCTATATTCTAGAAAATGTCCGGCTATCCGAAGACGAAAATCGTTTCAAGGACGCTCTAGACACGCTGCTGAAGATTCCTGACGCCGGCACATCAGTCCCAGCAAAGAAAGACGACCCAAATATCCGCCGAGCTCGAAAAGAAGATGTTCAGATTGAGCCGGAAGATCTTTTTAATTTTTCCCTGCTTTCAAGCAAATACGCCCACGCTCAGGAGTTGCTTAAAGACGACCCGGACTCTTTCGGATACCTGTCGCTGGTGATGCCTACGGACGAGTTAGCGCCGACAGCCCCGCGAGGCAGCATTGTCTATCTATCAGTAGAGAAAGATCCTCACTGCCCTTCTCCATCGCAAGAATTTGCTGTTGGACTAATTGAAGAGAAGCATATTTACACATTTGGCATTCTCGAAATAGCCAAAGGCAAGATGTTCATTACACCAATAAACCCACGACTCAATGAAGAACCGGCAGAAGTCTCTGCCGTTGTCGCGCGCGTAGAAGCCTGGATGGTTTTCTTTAAGAAATAAAGGCATCTGCGCTTTCAACGAATCAGTCCGAGTGTAACTACTCGGACTTTTTTTGACATTCATCAAACATTTTCGTTTCGTTTCTGTTTCATTTCCTCATTTTGTGATATATTGCGCAATGAAAGGAACACAACAGCGCAACAACGCGCAAGGAGTCCAAAATGAGAAGAACAGTCAAAACCCCGCCCGAAGTCAAAGCGGCCTGCCGCGATTACCGCGATATCTGCGTCTCTGGCAGTAAGTGCAAGACGAGCGAAGACCTCGCAGCACTTCGCGCCAAGATTGATGCGAGGAGACCGGCTGACGGACCGCACCAAATCGTCTTAGATACCATGCGGTCTATGACCGCAGCAAAGCCCGAGTACGCAAGCGCATGGTTTGCGGCACGTGTCGCAGAGATGTAGGAGTCCACAATGCTCCGAATCAAAGCCCCTATCGCGGGTCTTCACCCTGCCAAGACTCCTCCGACGTGGCTCGGCGAGTTCTTAGAGGACACGGTTCCACTCATCGTTTTTGCAATCGCCATGGTCGCCTTTCTCTGGGCGCCGGCTTTCTTGGGGATGTAACTATGAATTACTACTGCAGCGACTGTTTCAAGCTCGTTCAAGAGTTTAAAAGAGAGCTTGGTCGGATTGGGGATGATGGAATGCTCATTGATTCCGTCTCGCATGTCGGGGCGCAGTTAAGTAAAGCAGCTCTCTGTTACGAGTACACCCTGCGTATTGCGGGCCGTCTCGGAGAGAACGACAAAGAAAATAGCGAGACAACTAAGCAAGACATCAAAAACGAGTACGCGAACTTCGCCGCCGAAATGGGTAGACGAATCGACGAACTTAATGGAGATTAACAGGTTACGAGGGCGAGGCCGTTTTGACAGACAGCCACTTACCGACACGGCCAAGCCCCCACCAATAAAAGGAATCTGAAAATGAAAATCGTACCGTATTTAAGCCGAGCCGACTGGCTCGAAGGCCGCAAGAAGGGAATAGGCGGAAGCGATGTTGCGGCTGCTCTTGGTCTAAGCCCGTGGCGCACGCCGGTCGAACTTTGGCAGGACAAGCGCGGAGAGTCTGAACCGCAGCAGACATCAGACTCTATGCACTTCGGCACGATTCTTGAAGACATCGTCGCCAAGGAATTTCAAGAGCGCACTGGAATGAAAGTGCAGCGTGTCAACTACACGTTCGCTGATGGTGAAGACGATTGGATGCGTGCCAATATCGACCGCGCAATCGTCAATCCTGACATCTCCGGAAACGTCCGGGCTGTAAAGGATCCTCAAGCAGGAAAGCCGTTTATCACAACGGATGCCATTCTTGAGTGTAAGACGGCATCGGCTTTCTCTGCAGCTCTCTGGGGCGATTCCCAAGAAGATGAAATCAAAGCCGGCAAGATTGTCACTGAGCACCGGATTCCTCTCTACTACGAAACACAGGTGCAGTGGTACATGCGCCTCACTGGCGTTCCTGTCTGCTATGTCGCTGTACTCATCGGCGGCAACGATTTCCGGATGTACAAAATCTGCCGGAACGAAGAAGCAATCACGGCAATCGTCGAAAAGTG